TTTTTAGGACTTTGAAGCGGGGTGGATCGGTTTACCACGAGGTTGTAGAAGGAGCTAAGTCCAAGGGGGGTCATATGACCGGAGACGAGGCTTTCGAATTGAACCAATCGTACGGATTCTCTTTTGATGAGATTTTACTGATCGCCAAGGAAGAAGGTATTGAAGTAGACATCGCGTCTTATCACAAGATTAAGACCGAAGCTGCAGGAAGGTACGAATTGTGTTAAGGGAATTCCACGGGAGAAAGAAATGTCTACTCCATTAATGATTGGTCCGTATAGTACAGGGTTACAAAAGAACGTACAGCCATGGTTAATCAATGAAGATGCCTTTGCTACTCTCGAAGATGCATACATTTATCGCGGACGTGTTCGCAAGCGATGGGGATATCGTTTACCTGGAGATTCCCAGCTTACTTCCCGTCTTAGAATCAATCTCGGTACAACCAATGGTTCTGGAGCTTTATCTGGCACTGTACCTGGCACTGTGTTTAAAGTGGGTCAGATGTTCTCAATCGGGGACAAGCTATATACCGTAAATGCTACTGGAACTCCTGCCGCTATGCTTCAGGATGGCACAACAACTACGGCAACCTTTGACACAACCACTGGCGCTTACGTATTTAACGGGGGCCCTGCCACTACAGATGCGTTCTTTTACCCTTCAGAGCCTGTTATGGGCTTGCGACCTAGATGGAACAGTAACTTAAATGTAGATGATGTTATTGGATTTGATACCCAGTTTGCTTATCAGAGAAGTGGTGGCGGTTGGACTCGTTTAGGAACAGGTGCTAGTGCTACTTGGACAGGAACAAACTACGACTTTTTTTGGACTATAAATGCAAGGGGGGCTAACCCCTATGATACAAATTTTTACTGTGTCAACTACACGCGTGCAGATAACATTCGTTATTTACCTGCCGGTTCTACCACGTGGACAAATCTACAACCTCAGCTCGATGCTGGAGCAACCAGAACTCTGGATAGTTGCAAGCTATTAATCTACTTTAAGGATAGGCTTGTAGCTTTAAATACGTTAGAAACAGAGAGTGCAACTCCCGTTACCTATCAGCAAAGAGCGCGATTTTCGCAAAATGGGGACCCTACAGCCGCTGCCACTGCTTGGCTAGATGATACTCCTGGTCGTGGAGGGTTTACTGATGCTTATACCGAAGAAAATATCATTACAGCAGAGGTCATAAAAGACCGTTTGATTGTGTATTTTGAGCGCAGTACTTGGGAACTTATCTATACAGGTTTTAAGACTCTTCCTTTTAGATGGCAAAAGCTTAATGATGAGTTAGGAGCTAGCGGCACCTTTTCTATCATTGGTTTTGATGATGCTGCAGTGGGAGTAGGAAATGTAGGCGTGCATGCTTGTGATGGGGTAAGCGTGAAGAGACTGGATCAAAAGATCCCTGATGAAGTCTTTTCTTTCCAAAATGCCAATCAAGGAGATAGCAGGGTTTATGGAATACGTGATTATGCCCCTGAGTTGGTATATTGGACTTTTCCCTCTGCCACTGGTTCCCCAACCTTTCCACAACGTGTACTCGTATACAATTATAAGCTCGCCACCTGGTCCATCTTTAAGGACTCTTTCACCTGTTTTGGGCAGTTTCAAAATGAATCTACCTTAACTTGGGCGACAGTTGGTCAGTATTATCCAAGCTGGTCAGCTTGGAATGTGCCTTGGAATGCAGGAAGATATCAGACTTCTTATCCAGACATTATGGCCGGTAACCAGGTAGGTTTTACTGTCATTTTAGATACTGGGTCTAATTCCAATGCTCCAGCGTTATATATTACTGATATGGGATCAAGCAATCAGCTTACTATTGTAGATCATAATCTGGAGATAGGCTCTTACTTATATGTTGAAGACGCTACTGGTATTACCTCTTTGAATGGAGTGGTGGTACGGGTTAACAACATTGTCAATGATGATGTCATAGAGATTGACACAACTTTCACAGGCACCTATTTAGGAGGTGGAGTAGTTACAAGAGTAAGCCGACCCTTAATGTTGACTAAGCAGTTTAACTTTGGTACGGAGCTTGGGAAAGATATTGTCATTAAGTATACCGACTTTCTTCTCGCACAAACGACCAATGGGCAAATATCAGTAAATACATACATCGACGCGGGAACCACAAGTGTAGAAGCAAGTTCAGCGTCAGGTATATTGTTTGGGGATGCCACTATACCCACTTCCGATGAGAACCCTTTTGGTTCTGGAGTAGATGGAAGCTACTCATGGCATCGATATTTTATGCCTGCTGAGGGAGCCTTTGTGCAGTTAGAGCTTTCTCTAAGTGAAGCACAACTTAAGGATTATGATGTGGCTACTTCTACATTCGAATTAGAAGCCATCCTCCTGTATCCAGGCGTTCAAGGAAGGGTGATATGAGCACGAGTTCTGAAGTTGATCTTACCAATGCATTACCTCAAAGCTATATACTTCCCGACCAGTTTGATCCTATCTATACGAACCGGCTTATTCAATATCTTGAAGATATGGGATCGGCGGTTAACTTAAAGGAAAACGGTTTTTACTTTACGGAAGAAACTCCTATTTCCACTACCTTTGTTCCCAACTACGGAACCACAAGCTCTGCTAACGTAGAGTTTAGGACTTTATTTAGGACCGTAGTGGATTTTGGAGCTTTACCGAATAGTACTACTAAAAGTGTAGCTCATGGCATCAGTACCACTGAAGATTTTAAAATCATTAAGATTTCTGGAGCCTCTACGGACCCAGGAGCCTCTACGATAACAGCAGCTTTACCATTGCCTTATGTAGGGACAAATAGTATCTATGTCGATATGGACGCAACAAATGTCACTGTAACAACCACCTCAAACCGAACAAGCTTTACAGAGACATTTATCATAATAGAGTATATAAAAATTTAGAAAAAGTAGGTTGGCCATGGGTATATTTAGCGCACTATTTGGGAGCAAACCCAAGCTAAGTCAAGTATCAACATTAAGTCCTGAACAGCAAAGGGTGCTAAATGCATTGTTAGGAGGGTTGGAACAGCAATTACCTCAAGGCATCAATGTTCTTTCTCAACTTTTAGCTCCTAGTGAGCAATATACCCAAACAATGCAAGCCCCAGCTATGCGTCAGTTTCAAGAAGAAATCATCCCTTCTTTAGCGGAAAGATTTACAGGTACTTTTGGTACGGGTGCCCAGCGTTCTAATGCTTTTGCTCAACAATTAGGGCAAGCAGGAGCTGGTCTTGCTGAAAATTTAGCTGCAATGGGCCAACAATCCCAGCTTCAGGGACTTGGTCAATTACAAAATCTACTTACATTAGGTTTAGGATCACGACCCCTTGAAAATGTGATGAAAGGTGGAGGAGGCGGATTATTAGGAGGTCTCGCTCCCGGAATAGGACAAGGATTGGGTGGAATTTTAGCTGGCAGATTTGGCGCACCTTTAAGTTAGGAGATAACATGGTTCAATATATTCCCAATACAGACCCATGGTCTACATTAGGAGCTCTCCTTGGTCAAGGGATAACTCAAGGTTTTTCAGAACAGCGTCAAGCTCAGCAACAGGCTTCTGCATTAAATGAACTAGGTTTACCTGCATGGGTAAGTACGTTATCTCCTCAAATACAAGCAGAAGTAGTAAAAAATCAATTGAGCAAGCAACAGTTACAAGAATTACTAGCTCCTTCTACACAACCTTCCCAAGATGTCGTTGCGGCAGGAGAAATAACTGAGCAAATAACTCCTTCTGGACAGCAAAAGCCCTCTTCACGATTACAGCAACTTAGTGATGAACAGCTTGTGGCGCTTTCAGGAATGGGAGGAGGAACAAGTCAAATTGCTAAGGCCGAGCTAGATCGACGCTCTAAGGTAGAAGAAAGAGAATTTAAAACCAAAGAACGATTAAAAGAACAGGGCTATAAAGAAGTCCAAGACATCTATAAGGAGCTAAATCAAAAACGCTCTAAACTAGATGATCTTAAGTTGCTTAGTGAAACTCTGGAAGATTCTATTCAAAAGGGGAATTTAGGTTTCTTTAGCTTAAATAAACTAGCGGATTTTACCGGGATAGATGCCTTGCGTTCTCCTCGTGGTGCTGCTTTTAACTCTGCAGTTAAAGAGTACTTTACTGCGGACTTAAGCGGCATTTCCGCTCGTGGCCTTAACCAGTTTATTGAAAAAGTTCTCTTAAAGTCTCTACCACAAATTGGTCAAAGCAGAGAAGCTAACCAAGCGGTTTTAGATATCCTCAAAACCAGAAATGATCTTATTGAAAAAGAATTAGATACGTATGACCAAGTCCGTGACGAATTTGAAGAAAAGGGAATTTCAGACAGGAAAGTCCCTGCAGAAGTAGCAAAAAGAATGCAAGTATTTGCCCGCGATGCTCGGGAAGATCTTAAAAAGAAAATAGAAAATTTAGAAAAGCCTGCATCCAAAGCCAAAAAATTTAAAAGTATGCCTGATGCTAGTCGTTTTCAAGGGAAAACCGGTAGGGATACAGCTACTGGAAAACAGTTTCGCTCACAGGAAGTTTCTCCTGGTAAGTGGGAGTGGGTAGAAATAGAGGCTATAGAAGAGTAATGGTCTTTGAAGTAATTGAAGAAGTAGACATTGAAGAAGCACCACCTTCGGTTGCCGCAGATATAGCTAAGCAGATTCCTGTCTCCGCTGCCCGCGGTATGGGAATTTATGGAGAGCTCGCCGATGTTGTTGGACAGCAACAAGAAGCTCTTGCTCCTGGTCAAAGACAGAGAGTAGAAGCAGAAGCCAAAGCGGGGCCTATTTTAAGTTTATTTCTTGATTCTGATGATGACATTCTCCCTGCCTCTACGCGGTTAGCAGCAAAAAAAGACGTAGATCAGTTTTTTAATATGCTGGGCATTGATCCAGAAGCGCAGACACCTGCGGGTCGCATCATAGGAAGAGGAGTGGAACTCGCTTCTGAAGGTGGTGCGTTAGGTGGAGGAGCTGGATTTGCGGGACTTAGTGGACTTGCGGGACTCTTGGGCCAAGGCATACGCGAATTTGGAGGGCCAGAAGGGTTAGCAACGGGTACGGAACTGGGACTTCCTTTAACTTCTGTAGGCATAAGTACGATTAAAGGTCTCAGAAATCTTCTTTCACCCCCTGCAGGAATTCAAAAAACTTCAAAAGGGATAACTAAGCTTAAAGGATCCGGAAGAGCTCTTGAGCCAGGAAAGGCAGTTAACAGAACGGCTTTCCAAGAAGCGACATCTCGAATGCGTAAAGAAGCATTTGAGGCTGTTGACAAGATAGCTGCTGAAGAGCTTCCTTTTTCTAAGTACCTAAACGAGGAAACATCCAAAGCTTTTAATAGGGCTTTTGATTTGCAAGAGGAAGTAGCGGCAAGTCTTCCCAATAAAACAGCATTGCCCCCAAAAACCACAGAAGCCATCCGAAATCGAATAACAGACCTTCAGCAGATAAAAGACCCAGGGAAGGCAACTCTACGCGAATTACGCATCTTACGTAAGGCGGAAAGAAACTTAACCAAAGAGCCCTTATCAGCTACCGAATGGAATAAGCAATACCGCTCATACAATAAAGAGATTCGCGATGCCATGAGAAGTTCTACAGAAGGAGGACAAAGCGAACTAGGAGCTTATCAATTCCTTCGCTCGGAACTTTCTGAAGCCATTCCTGAAATGTTTGCGGGAACAGACTTTGGTAAAGGGTATCAGGCACTTAATAGTGCATATTCACAGATGAAAAAAGCTGAAACTCTCTCTAGCTTGGTGAATAGTGCTTTCAAAGGGAAGACTTTTAACCCTACAAAGCTTAGCGATATTCTTTCATCTAAAGGGTCTAAGCTTAAACAGCTTCAAGAGCAACTTGGTAAGCCTCTCTATAACGAGATAAAGACTTTAGGGGATGAACTTAAAGCTACAGGGGAGTTTATAAAAGATCTTTCTCCTAAAGAGAATATGACCTTCATGAAGCAATTTAGAAAAGAGCTTAAAGAAGATGCTCAGTTAGGTATTTTAGGATGGGTATTTCCTTCGTTAAAGCCTGCACTAAAAGTTGTAGAAGTAGGAAAAGCGGTTGGCGCAGCAGGATCCTTAGTTAAAAGGAAACTAGCTAATAGAATGCTTGATCCACAGTTTCGCAGGACACTAGAAACTACTTCTCAAGCTTTAAAAGACATGAATTGGAAAGATATTCGTGCTGGAGCTAAGAAAATAGTCTCCGAATTAGAAAAGCCTGAAGAGGAAGAAATAGAAGAAGAGGCTGTAGGGTTTGAGATCACGGATTAAGTAGGTAATCTATACCCACTTGAAATCCAATAGAGGCCATTAGCACGAATAATCCATGGTAAGTCATAAAGATACATAGTAGCCCTAACGGAATGCAAAGGACTATTATACAGCGAAGTGCCCACTTGGGTGAGACCAGACTTCCCTGATAAAAAACAGCAAAAACGATGTTGTAAACTACAAAAGCAATAATTAGTCCAATAAGTAAGCTCATAGATTCCTCCGTGAATCACAACAATTATACTCATTTAAGCCTATTACAACAATAGAAAATGTTGAAAACCAATAGCTTACGGATATAATCCCAGATTCCTCCTGTCGCTAGCGACGTTGAGTGTACGCAAATCCTGTTGCCTACATTAGAGTGTATATCTGGCTATTATCAACAATCCCTGGTCATAACTTGTTCACAAGGGGTTGTTTTTTGACAAAAAAGAAAAGAATTGATGGCTCTATGAACAAAGAAATGGACTTTACTGACAAGATGCTGACAGAAAAAAACCTGTTATTTTCGAGAAAAAAAGGTCACCTTATCAACAATCCCACAGCGTAAGAGGAAGAGGAGATATCTTATTCTCATAAGAGTTATCCTCATAGATTTTGTGGCAAACTAAGATTTGATAGCCGTTGAAAAAATAAATTCCTGTTTTACTAAATTAAAATTTGATTGATACAGGCCTCTTGACTATAGTGAAGATTCACCATAGCCCATAGTAGGAGGTTTCCTATGGCGCAAGCGCAAAACGTCGCTACGTCTTCTGTAGCCGGCACGAATAACTTATCATATCTAAACCAAGGTCAACCTTCTCAGGTTCTATATGTGGTTTCTCAGCGAGATCCTACAGTAAACGATCGGAGATATAAAAAAGGTACCATTTGGATCAACGAGCTTCTGAATAAGGCTTGGATGTTTGTTAAAGCAAGCTCTGGCCAAGCAACATGGGTTATCCTAGCTCAAGGCTCAACTTCCATGGAGACTCTAACAGGAGACTCTGGAGGGGCCGTATCACCTGATGGAGCAGGAAACATCAATTTGGTTGGTGGCACAAACGTGACGATTACTGGCACTCCAGGTTCGAATCAGCTTGAGTTTGATATCTCTGACACAATGACGTTATCCAGTCTTACCTTGAATGGAAATTTAACTTTTGAGGGTGGAACGGTAATTTCAGAAAGTGACACGGGAACAAACGACGTATGGCAGGTTACTGCAGATGCAAATACAAATTCGATTGTTTACAAGCTTTCAGGTACTTCATCATCTGAATCTTTCAAAATTACAAATAGTGCTGATGCTGTCCTCTTACAAGTAGATGCAGATGGCGATGTAACAGTGCCTAATGGCTTTTCTTGTGGTAACGTAACCTTTAGTGGCGGTTCTACAATTGTAGAAACCAATACAGGTACAAATGATACATGGACGCTTACTGCGGACTCTTCAACAAATATTCTTCGATATACTCTTTCCGGAAACACTTCGTCAGAAACATTCGAAGTTGAAAACCTTGCTGGAACGACAGTTTTTTCTGTTGATGGAACAGGAGCCGTTGCCATAGGAAATCTAGTGGGGACCGGAGTCATTCGAGGTACCGAGATAAGAGCAAGTGGAGATGCAGGGGGCATTGCATCTACCACAGGATTAACTAATGTTGTAGAGACAAGTCTTTCTTCAGGAACAATGACCATTAATACTACAACTGCTAATCCCGGATCAAATGATGGGTATATAAAATTTTACGTGGGAACGACCGCTCAATGGGTTCCTTACTTCACTAATATTGCTCCTTGAGGTGGTATCATGACTTTTGAATCACCATTAAAGTATTTAAACCAGGACGGCGAAGCAAGGTGCCATGCAATCTTTCAAAATCGTCCTGCGCAAACTAACAATACTACTCTTAAGATTGGTACCTTTTGGATTGATCAAGATGATGAAAGAGTAGAGCTTTTAGCTTCTTATAGTGCTAATCAAGGGAATTATATTCTGGTAGGTGATGGTCCTACTTCTATGGAAACACTAACAGGTAATGTTGGTGGGGCAGTCAACCCTAGCGCTCTTGGTAACATTGACATAGTTGGAGGTCAAACATCTGTAGTTGGCACTCCTGCTAGCAACTTGCTAACTTTTTCATTTACGGAGACAGATCCCACTTTTGAAAGCCTTATTATGTCAGGTGATATTACTTTTGAAGGAGGTTCGATTGCTTCAGAAACGGATACAGGTACAGCGGATACTTGGACCCTAACGGCTGAAGCAGATACTACTACTATTATCCATAAGCTAAGTGGAACTACCTCTAGCAAATTTTTTCAAGTACGAAATAGTTCAGATTCACCCATTTTAACTGTAAGGGGAGACACTACCTCGTTTCAGAGTGTATCTTTCATACTTCCTATTTTTCAGGATACAGTTACAACTTCGGGTGGTTCAGTAATTAGTGAAACCAATACAGGAACTAATGATGTTTGGGAAGTAACGGCGGATGCGTCCACTACTACTTTTATCAATAAATTAAATGGGAATGCAAGTGCCAATTTAGTTGAAATAAGGTCATCAGTAGTGGGGATAGTTCTCCTCCGTGGAACTAACTTTCACCAATGGGGAGACACAACAGTTACAAATAATGTAACGGGCAATACCTTCTTTGCTTCTTCTGATGTAGGAGGACAATCTTCTCATACCTCTTTAGCCAATGGGACAAACACTAGTGTGTCTACTGGAGTAATGACTATTAATTCTACAACAACTAATAATGGTAGCAATACAGGATATATGAAGATTTATATAGGACTCACTCCTGCATATATCCCATACTTTCAAAATATTGCACCTTGAGGTTAAACCATGACTGAAGAAACTAAATCTATCACAGCAAGAAAACGAGCTTTTAGTGAAGGTGTATTTCAAATCACTCTTCCAGGAGAAGATGAAGATAGAGTCTATAAGCTTTCTTTCCCTTCTAAAGCCCCTATAGCTGAGCTATTTGCTGTAGTTCAACACATAGCAGAAAGTATCTCCTCTCAACTTCAAGAGCTTGAGTCCTCTGCTAAAGAAAAAGAAGAGAAGGCTGAAGCAGAAAAAGAGCTTCATCGCTTGAAAGAAGAGCATGCAAAGCGTGAGGAAGAGCTAAGGAAGTTAGAAGATAAAGTGTTCAATCGTTCTTCTACAGACATTCCAGAGGCTAAAAAAGAAGCTGATGGAACCTATTCAATGAGCTTAGCTGATTTTGAAAGAGCTCCTCGAGTACAAAATATAGGAGACTAAGATGGTAGCTACAAAAATTAGAGCCGACTTCCGAGCAGCGATTGGAGATGATCATACAGCAGCTACGGCTAGCTATGCAGCGCTTGGCACCACAGATGCAGAGGCTTTTCAGTTAATTGTTACTTCAACATTGAATGAAGCTGTCTGGCTTTCTTTTGATGGGAGCACGGATCACCTATATATTCCCCGTGGAAGTGGAAGTGGAGGTGGAGGAGGTAGCATTTCTACGCCCCCTATTGCTATTCAGTTTGCTGCTAACAAACAGCAAGATGGGCGAATGTCCTTAGCTAAGGGAACAACCATTTATATAAAAGATGGAGAAGATGGGTCACCTTCAGCAGGTGATATCTACATTTCTATTATTTCAGCGGAGTAAGTAATGAGTGGTGTTCCTCCAGTAAATCCTAGAAGTTGTCCTACGAATGCTACCGTTCCTGTAAAGATTTTTCAGTATGATAGGGATCCCACTAGTGCTGACTTTAGGAATTTCAAAATAAGAGATTTCTGGGCAAACCAAGTAGACAATACCTTATGGTATTGTATTGCAGTCTCGGCCTCAGGTGCTACATGGATACCTTTAGGAGCGGGCACAACGAACCTAGAAAAGATAGCTGGTAACACTGGAGGGGATGTAGGTCCTGATGCATCCTATGTTATCAATCTTGTAGGTTCCGGTCCTATAAGTGTTACTGGTAATCCAGGAACTAATACTCTGACCATAGAAGATGATGGAACCTATTCAACACAATTTGATGGGGATAGTGGGTCTGCAACACCAGCAGCAAACATTCTAAATATTGTAGGGAGTGGGGGACTTCAGACTTCTGCTACAGGTAATACTGTTACTGTAGAAGGTGATGGATCTATTGCTACTCAGTACGACGGTGATACCGGTTCTGCTACTCCTGCCGCAGGTGTGTTGGATATTTTGGGAGGGACTGGCTGCTCAACAACTGCTACGGGAAATTCCGTTACTGTTGATGTAGATGCTACAGTAGCTACTTCTTACGATACAGATGATGGAACTGCTACTCCAAGTTCTAATAACTTAGATGTAGTAGGAGGCGCAGGGATGCGTACTTCTGGTACGTCAAACATTATTACGGCGTATTCAGAAAGCAACTCTGTGCATTGGAATATTGGATGGAGTATCTCTGGCGGAACTGTAACCATTCACTCTGCAAGTGGGGCAGCTCTCTCTGCTACCAATCCTGGTTGGATTCGACTCGCAACAAATGGGGCAAGCGGGTTTACTTGGTACAAACTTACTGCTAACGTCACCTTAGATGATGCTCAGTTAGATGGTAACCCTTTTGGGACAACTACTGGGGTTGCATGGGCTTCAAACTACCCTTTATTTTTATATGTCGCTGCAGACTCGAGTAACACTACGCTAGCATTTTTTGTTAGTGGTACCTGTGTAAGGAATAATGTTCCGACAACGGCGGCTCAAGTAGGCACTCCAGGCTCTCCTGTTACCTCTTCGCCTGAAAGAGGGACATGGGCATGTTTTAGTTCCATAACTGTAGGTGACTATACAGGGAGCTTTTGCGAACGATTATTTGTTATTGATGCTACTAAGGATTCTTCCGATAATTGGACGTTCACAGCAGTAAATTCCCTAGATGCAGTGAGTTCTTATCTTTATACTTTTCCCACTGGACAACTAGGAGCAGCAGCAAACAGCTACTTCAATCCAAATGGTGGAACTGCTCCTACAGTGAATACAGGAACAAGCTATTGTTACTATAGGCCTCTTTCAGCGAATGGAAGCACCTGGCAAATAACTTATTTAATGGAGTTTAATGGAAATGGCGTGGGTTCGGTCAATGCTCAATTAACTTATCCAGTGCCTAGTGCCGATGGGAGCATATTTATTGCTTCAGGGATTAAGAATTCGGGGGGATCTATTTATTCCCTTCAGGTCAATACATTTAATGATACAACGTTACTACTCTTTGAGATAGGCGCCCCAGCAACCCTTACACAAAATACTTATTATTTGCTTGGAGACATAGTAACTGTAGGGTATGTATATGTAAGGGAATCCTTCCCCGTTTAAGCAAAGAGTTCTTTAGAGGAAGGAGATAGGTCGATATCTACATCAAACTTTTGTTCGATGATTTCTTCTACTATCTCCTCCGCTAAGTTGTCGTCTTCTAAGCCAAGCTTTTGATTTATGTACTCACACCCTGAGAGTAGGGCAAGAGAGATAAGAGCTAGAGCAAAATATTTCATAGATAAGGTCCACCGTCTTTTTTTTGGGCTTTTCCTTTTTTATAAACTTTTTTTTTGAGATCGTCTACTTCTAACTTCATCTCTTTCATTTGGTCTTTCATCTCAGTTAGGTCAGGCATAGGTTTCTAGTTCATTGCCAAAGAATCCCTGAACCTCTTCATCGTGATAACTCCCATCTCCATAATGGTAGACTTCGATATCATTATATCTTCGGACAAGATTCCCTTTATATAAAATATCTATTAAACAAAAAAAACAATTTAATAAACATCATGTCGATGAAACAAAACTTAGGCTGCTGAAAATCCCGCCTTTATCCAGCTCGATATGCTCATAGAAAATTCTTGAAATGCATCACCAATGCTCTTAGCACAAGGAGCTGGCCAAGGATGTAGATGAGGATATAGACTCATCCAAAATGAAGAATGTTTTTTACCAGCTTCATCGAAATCCAAAGAAAGAAGGATCAAAGAGGCTCTTTGCAACAACTCATGTATTTCCACATCCGGCTTTTTGCTTACTCCTCCTAGGGCCATACAACAAACCAAATGTGAGGCTTCTTGCTGTATAAGAATGGCATCAAGTTCAGATTCGACAATTATTATGGGCTTTGAGGGATCGCCATAAACTGATGGAGATGGTCTACTCCCAGAAACTTCAACATATTTTGGAAAAGAATCCTCAGCGAACCAATCATCTCTTCTGATTTTTATTTTAATTGGATCATTGCCAGCAAAAGTTGGGATTACAGTCCCTTTTGGGAGCCACTGGCGTTTTGGTGAGCCGTTTTCTTTTGTTTCAATAGAAAGCCCCCATCTTTGTCTTTGATCAAAAAAACTCTTTGGGTTCCACCCAAGATGAAACCTCTTCATGGCTTCACAAGTCAGCCCTCTTTTTTCAAGTTGGCTGATAATGCTGGGTTCATTCATCAAATTCTTGTGAGAATAATCTATGAACCGTTTTGCCGCTTGTTGCCACGAGGGATGAGTCAAAGCTGAAAGGTGAGGCTGAAATCCCCTTATTTTCCTTTTTTGAGGAGCTGACCTTAGATGAGGAGTAATATTTACTTTCTTGCATGCCTGATGGAAAGACATTCCCAAAAAGTCTCTGCAGAATTGAAGAGCATCCCCTTTGGCTTCGCAAACCCTACACCAATACCGCCCAGATGTTCCCTGATTGGGCCATATACAGAATCGATCTTTACCCTCTTGGCAATTGGGGCACTTGGATTTGTATTCCCCTCCATGCGTGGAGGCAATACGCTTAGGAGATAGATTCAATTCTTCGGCAAGATCAAGGACATTCATAGTTTACCTTTTAGGAATGTGACATATGTAACAAGTGTGACTCATAGGAAAAAGTTGCCACTTAGCTATGTTGCCCGTACGTGACTTTGTGACACATTCACGCGTCCAGCTGATTTAAGCTTTCGCGACATTCCTTTAACATCTTTTGAAAAGACCTGCGTTTCTCAAGTGCCTCGGGTTTCTCGTAAGAATATAGAGTTGTATCTTTGGCCTTGATCTTAGACTTTATTAGTAAAAGGACAATAGTAATGCATTGAAGTATTACAAGTAGGTTTATCATTAACTTCCTTTAGGTAATGGGTTTCTCGTTAAAAAGGGCATTTATGCCTTTTTCTGCCTGTAAAAAGAGTCACTTTTGCCCTTTTTTGCATGAGTCTTCCTTCCACTTATTTTCTAATATTTGGAGCCTTTCAATAATGCCAGGATAATCCCTCACTAAAGGTTTAGTCTCCTCTTGGAGATCATGAAGGGAAGGATAGACTCTATCCAGATCTTTTCGAAAAAACCGTAGAGATTCCTTGGTTTCTTCTTCTAAGCAATCTAAGTCACTTAAGATGCGCCTATTTAACATCAGGATAATGATAGAAAAGGTAAGCACTGTAAGGAAACAAAGGGACAGAGCAAAAACTATAAGGGAAGTCATAATTTCTCCTTAAAAGGGTAAGTTCATATCATCTTCAGACATGACTTTATGAATCTGTGAAGGGGGAACAGAAGGCTCTGTTTGGGGTTCCCTAGAACCTACAAGTTGTACTCCCTCAGCAATCATAGATAGCCTTCCTTTAGGATTCCCTTCTCTATCTAGATAATATGAGGGTTCCATCATTGAGCCTGTTATAAAGCATTGAGAGCCTTTCTTGATCCACTTTAGGATATCACCTTGCGTTTGGTGAAAGGCCATCACCGTCCAAAAAACCGTGTTTTCTTTATTGAGTTTCACTGCTAACGGAAGTTGCTTATAGGCTTTGCCATTCTTAGACACTTTCTCTATAGGCTCTTCAATCACATACCCAATTAGGTTAACTCTTTGCATCTTCTACCTCTTTCCAAAACTTTTTAGCTTCATTAACTAAGTAATTAGCTTGTTCTTCATTGTAGAGTACATGTTCTCTAATGGGTTCTCTAGCGCCTTTAGGAAAAACGAATAAATAGCCGCTCTCCCACCCTAAGATATGTAACTGCCACTGTACTTGTGCAATCCAGTAAGCAGGAATATTACCTTTATAACAAGAATTTATGACCCTAGGGCTTGAGGGGCATTTGATCTCTACTAAGATCTTTTGATCTTCTACATACCCATCTAAAGAAGCCCTCATATAGGAATGCGTGCCATGCTCAATTAATGGGGTTTCTAAAACAAATAAAGGGAAGTCTGCATCTACCCAGCTTGGATGAGATTCTATAAGCTTTCTAACCCCTTCTTCAGCGTGCTTTCCATGCTTCATAGCCGGGGTTTCTACCTTATTCTGAAATCTTCCTAACTTCTCTTCTAAGACAGCTTGCCGAGATCCATAGGGATTAAGTTCTGCAATAGTTGCTATCTCAGAAGCTCCAATCCCTTGTTTCCGCCAATCAAGCCACTCTTGGGAGCCTTGAGGAATATATAACTTATTATACTTCACCCGTTTCTAGCTCCGCAACAAATTCAAAGATTTTCTTTACATGTGATGCAGGAATCTCTTTTAAATCCACAATTCCTTTGTCCTTGTATCTCTCTAAAATCATTTGCTTTGTCTCTGGAGTTAGAGCACTCTCAAGCTTTTTTAAGTCTGATGCTGATATAGCTTTAACAGCAGGAGTAGAAGCTTTTGCAGGCTCTGCTCTCTGCATTGCTTTCTCCCCATCGTCATCTTCATCAGTAACAACTCCTACCATAGAAGCATAAGCATAACGCCGACAATAGGTAATATACGAACCCATAGCCTGAATATCTTTCTTCTCGGGCCTTAAAGGCATCACAGACTCCATCCACTGCCCACTGGAGTGAGCAAGACAGGTAAATAGAGAAGACTTACCCTCAGGATCGGTTTGCACAATCCGTTGAATAACACTTAATCCATTCTTACTTAAAGCTTCTCTAGAACATCCTACTACCTCTTCTAAACTCGCATAGTTAGACCTAAAGAAGGGGTTTTTACTGCTGCGAATAGCAGCCTTCATTTCTCCTTGAGCTTTGGCTAACGCCCCAAATAGCTCTCCTAATTCTTCTGATTGTCTAGGCAAGATAAATTCCATATTGGCTCCTAGTATAAAATGTCTTCTAAGTGAGTAAAGTCTGGTAAGTCCAAGTCACTTAAAGCGATAGTTAATAGTTCGTTATATTGATGTTTAAGTCCCAGCTTGTCTGTTAGGTACAAAAAAGACTTAAAGATTCTTTTTGCATTGCCATCCCTGGCTTCCATGAACTCCTCATATAACGCGAGAAGAGCATCAGCCTCGTCTTTGAATTCGGTTTCTGCTTGATCAATTATATTCATGGTATCCTCCTGATAACAAGAAACATTGTGATATAACTAGATTATGATGTCAATAATAATTGTTGTGTGACAGAAATATCAAAGATATTTATGATATAGGCATACACAGGAATTTGCCCATGATCACAGATAAAGAAAAAGTCTTTCAACTCTCCAATTTTATTAAGAGAAACAAAATATGCCAAAAGCATATAGCAAGCTTAATGGACTATTCAGTGGCTCACGTCTCTAAAGTCCTATCGGGAAATTCTCTCATTACTGCTAAATTCATTAACCTGCTGGAAAGCTCTCTTCATGAGTATATCGATACTGTTCATCATGAATGGATAGACCTGGTAAGTAAACTATCAAAGGAAGCGTGCGATGAGGGGCAGCAGCAATGAAGTTGAACTAGGCCTTAAAGCCCAAAGAAAACAAAGCCTTTCAAAAGAACACTTTGCTAAAGTTCCCGCTGCAGTTTTTGATTACGATATATCCTTAGCAGAATTCAAGATGCTCATCTTCCTGTACATGCTGCAGCTTCCCTTCCAAGTCACCCTAATCCATAGCGATTATTTCCACTTTGTCGAGAAAAGAGCCTACAGTACCTATTTACTCGGCCTTCATCGCAAAAAATATATCTATAAGTTCTATAGTAAGTTTCATGACCATACCGTAGTCCTCCTAGCTCATGACTACCTTTATGGACTCTATTATCTCTATGAAATGGGAATGAAAGAGCATATCGCCCCCATCATTGAACACTTCACAGGCAAGAAAGACCTAGATAAGGTCCTCTCCCATCTCACAGGCCAAGAATACCTAGATGCCATCAAAGACGCAGTAAACCACTGAAAACTGTTGCGCTTAAATTTGTATAGAAATACTTTCTTTTTGCTGTTTTTCAAGAAAAAAAAGACCCCACCGAAGTGGGGCCTAAATAATAACAATAAGAACAAGGACGTCTCTTAAGCTAACGAACTAAGCTAAGTCAATAGCGTCCGTTAAAAGGATTAGTCCAGTATGAAAAAACATTCTAAAAAGCCTCTTCACAATTTAACCCAACAATGGAGTCATAACGATGAAAAAACATTCCAACAAGTCTTATT